AATAGACTTGTCAGACAGACGACGTACCGAAAGAACCTTTCCTTCGATTACCGTTGGCATAGTCGCCGTAGGCTGAAGATAAGTGAATCGGTAATACTTGCCGACTTGAGCCTTGACAAGCGTATTGTCGATACCGTAAACTAGTGCGAATACGATATAGGCGAGGGCGACAGAAGCAGAGAGACAAGCAGCAGAGTAGAACAGGATCGATTCCATTTCATTTTTCCTTTTAGTAGTATGTTTCCAAGTGATAGAGCGTATTGTAACCCAAGAATAGAGTAAGTCAAGTGGGCGATTGTAATTTTTGTGGCTGCCATTTTGGCAGTTATGGTGGCGGGTCTGCCATTTTGGCAGTTGCCCTGTTGCCTATTTTAGTGGCACGGGAAAAGCACGTTCGCTAATCCTCGCGGACACATATCGCAAGCCAGACTATCCTTTGTCCCGGTGCAAGTAATAGTAGCACGACCCCGCCTAATTTCCGGGCATGTCACAAACTTTTCACCGTTCAGCACGACTAGCTTAGGGAGCGATGCCCGCCACTGGTCGGCCTTAGCCTTAGACTTTGGCCGCTTTGGAGCGATGGAAGTGTCGTCGCACCATGCGAACAGTTTGAAACCTACAGACTTTGCTTCGTTCATTTGTTCGGCATTATGTACGCTCGCATAGACCGCCATATACTTGTCCAGAGCAACAAGCCGACTATCGTAAATATGAGTGTAGAACCACATTTCGGGCAACTCGCCACCATCCTTGACGATAGACTCACATGCCCATATCACATTGTTGAGATAATCGGTATCGAGTTTACCGTTGAGAAACCAATCGCCACGTTCATGCCATCGAATAGACTTACCCTTTTTGTGGGCGTCAATAATCATGGAGCGAATACGACCCTTTTCCGTAATGATATTGGCGAAGCCTGCAACGCGAGCATTTTGGTACTGTCGCTCCGTCGCTTCCGCATAGCATCCGTTTCCAAGAAACGCACAGCTTGAAGGGCAAGTGTCGCCAACCGGACGCGACACTACAATACAATTCTTTCCGAGCTTGTCATTACCAACAGCAGTTTTCATCGTCGTTATCCTTCGGGTGATAGGTGAATTATATCACGCAATTCCACTATGTCAAGAGCCTACTAAAAGATTTTCTGTAGTGTGCAAATGCTGTGCCAAAAGCCCGTTGGCGTTTGAAACTGCCATTTTGGCAGGCCCGGTGGAGAAGCTGCCAATTTGGCAGTCTGTCTCAAACGGCGTCGGCCTTGGTTTTAGAAAGTCTTGGGGATACGCGGAATATCCCGGTTCAACTCTTTATGATATTCGATATGGTCTCGGATTGCTTCTATATCGTCCACCAGTTCCGCAGTAGCTACATTCTCATGGTCAAGTGTCGGAAGTAGGTAGTCGAAGTTTTGAACGATCCTTTCGAGACGATCAATCGAGAGTTGGATCAATCCTACATTAAGTTTGTCGTTTGCCATATTTCACCTTTTATATCAATGGGGGCGGTTGGTTCCGTCCCCCGCTTTGGGCTTAATGATCTATTTATACTCGCCCAAACGAGTTTGTCAACTCACTCCGCAGTGGATTCCGTATGAGTCTCAAGGTTCGGAGCCTTGACCGGTTTTGGATTCGCACCGTCGCCAGCCTGATCAACTCCAATACCGAAAACTCGCTTGCGAGCAACCAGATAGCCCTGATGTGTCATCGGCTTACCACCCTCGTCCTTGACCGTCGCAAGAACACCCTCGGGCAGAGCATCCGTCAGACACTCCTTGATCGAAGTCGCAACGACTTCCGTATCCAGCGATTCAGCCATAACCGACACTACGAACTTGTACTTCTGCATTATTCACTCCTCAAAAGGTTTACCGTTCCAATCGTTCACTGATACACCTATTGTACCAGTAGTTTTCTACTTGTCAAGCCTTCGTTTCTATTGTTTCTCGCTTGTCTCTTATGTCAGTATTGTACCATACCATTCGTTCCCGTCAAGAGCTTGGGCGAAAAAGATTCGTCTGCCAAATTGGCAGGCGGGCTACAGGAACTGCCAGATTGGCAGGCCGAAGCCTACCAACCCAGCATAATGTTCACTTGAAGTATCGTTTGGCACGATCAACAACAATATCGAAAGTTTGTTCGAGAGAATTTGGGCAGATTGTTACTTCTGCATCTACACGACCAAGAGCAATCTCCAAAGCCCGAGCCTTATTGAAGCGATCACCCTTACGACAAAGGCTAAAGCCGTATCGAACTTGTCCATCAACCATCCTCGCCACAACCACACCCACAGGATTCCTATTCTTATCCCTCTTATATTGCACAAGGGTAAAAGCAGGCACAGTAAAAGTCTTAGAATGGGCCATTATCGTCTCCTTTATTTCATTATCGGTCAGTTTCGTTCCAGTATTGTATCACACCAGATCAAATTGTCAAGTCGCCCACAATCTTCTTTCCTGCACAATAGACCCCAAAGACTCGCTGACTTAGCTGACTATACCACGAAAATCGAATCCGAAGGATTGGGAGAGACTATAACAAAGTCTTAATCTTTCGATTTCAGCCAAATGGTATAAACTACCCAAGCTACACACGAGTAGCCCACAAAAGCATTAGCTAAAAGCATATCGATACCCTGGTTGATAAGATAGATTATACCAGAAGAATCCGTAATGTCAAGCTCTCTGCCATTTTGGCAGTAGCGGTAGGGAGTCTGCCAGAATGGCAGCTAGGATCGCAACCCCTTACAATCCTAACTACACTTTTCTGGCGACTCAACCATCACACCCCTACAAGAAATCGCAACCCACCCAGCGGAAGACGGTGAACGCTCACGCATCGCTCGGCATAAAACTGTCGATATTCGCCAGTTGGATCAACAGCACGAATCAAAGTACCAGTACGCTTGAAAATCGAATCACTGGCACGATAATTGCTGGTGCGGTTCAATCGCCTAATAGTGTTGTCGTCCAACTTTTGTACCTCAAGCACCTTTACTATGTGCCGATGATGCTCTCCACTATTTGGTTGCAAGTAATCGAAAGAGTATACTCCACCCTTTTGGGCATTTGAGAGCGTATCGTGAACGCCCAAAAACATACCGTTATAGACAGCAAGAGCAGCAAGAAAGCAAGCAGCAGAACAAACAATCAAAGCAATCAACATCGTACACCTCGTTTGGGTTTGGTTTCTTCTATCATACACTAGGTTTTGGGTTTGTCAAGACTGAGAAGTTCTAGTTTGTACTAGGGGCAACAGCTAGAAAACGCCCATTTTGTTTGATTGATCGTATCGCTTCACAAATACTTTTAGCTTCAGCGATGGTGAGTCTGCGCATTGCTTCTACTTTGAGTTGAAACTCTTCAGTAGTTTTGTGTGGAAGTGTCTCAATATGAATCATCGTCTTGGCGTATTCGAGCAAGATTTCAGCAAGTAGGGTTTCCATATGTCTCAGGCGGCGACGGCCTTCCTAGTGGGTGATTGCTTCATTCTATCATATAATATCGGCGTGTCAATACTCTGCTCTTGAGTTTTTTGAGAGAAGTATACGATGCCAATTTGGCAGTCTCGCTGGCGTAGCTGCCATAATGGCAGCCGGATCACTTATTCGTAATCCTCAAACCCGTCCTCATCGAAAGGAAAGCCCTCTTCTTCGAGCAGATCGCGTGCAGCACAACGAGCAGACTCAAGAAGCTCTTCTTGGCTCATCCCCTCGTCAAAATAGTTCCACAAATCAAAATCTGGCAGATCGTCAATACCAACGCCAGCAATGTTGGAAACTTCCCGGTCAACCATTTTGCGAAATTGTGCAATCATCGTTTTACCTCTTGTGAATGAAAACTCTTCTACCTTGCGTGATTATACGTGCAAATCTTGCGTTGTCAAGTATATTGTCGGTGGATGGACAATACCAGTATGGGCGAATCTTGGGATCGTAGGTTGCTTCAATCAACTCCTGAGTCATAGGTGTGTGTGCCGGAACAATCGTTACCGAATCGCACTCAATCCAGCCGGAAACGTCACGAACTTGGCTTTCAAAAACTCGTTTGGCCGTTCCTGGCATATTTCGCAGCGTACAGTTTGAAAGAACGAGACAGTTTTCTGTTGGATCGTAGTAGGATACGCCCCCAGAATTCTTATCACGAATCTGCCATTGCTTGTAGTTGATTCCGGCTGCGAGATGGAATCTTACGTGAAGTTTATTCATCATACAGTTATTGTATCACTAGTATCGGCAATGTCAAGCGATGGAATCCAATCAAAATCGAGTCAGTCGAGCCGGTTGGCGTTTGAAACTGTCAATTTGGCAGTTGTGGTAGGGAAGCTGCCATTATGGCAGTTTTCTCGTATAGATCATACAAAAATCCATAAAATCCCAATCATAAAACTCATTACCCACATAAAAAATCACATGATCACTATCAACATAAGTAATATGAGCAATACTACCAGTATCAAGATCCATCCATTCTTGGTCGGCTTTTAGCATCACTTTGCTCCAAAACCATAATATTTTCGGTAATGATAATCGATATCATCCTCAGAAATTTCCCCATCATCCTCAAACAAAGGAACCCCATTCTCATCCAATTCCTCACCACAAATATCACAGTACAGATGACCCCCATCCTCTACAATAGAGTCCTCACAACAATAGCTCCATGACGCCTTACACATGATTTTTCTCCAAAATCGCCCAAACCCCTCTTCTGCACCATTATATCAGACACATTTCAAATGTCAAGCCATTTGGCTGACTACACCCATCCAACCCGAATCCGAAGGATTGGCTCGGACAGAGCTATTCGTCCTGCCAACCCTTCTTTTGGGCGCTTCTCGTGCGTTGACGTTTGGTTCGCTTGTCGCCCATGATCGTGCAAGCAGCGGAACGAAAATCCTTGTGGCCCGTCCCAATTTTCCAGGGGGCTTTCGTCTCGATCTTAACTTTGCCATACTTGTTCTTAGCCATCGTATCACCTTGGAGTTGTTGTGTTTTGGTATTGTACCATACACTATCGGCGTGTCAATACCTCTTGCTTGAATAATTTGTCTCAAACGGCGACGGCCTTTGGCACAGTATTTGCGATACTTTCCCAAAGTATCTGTCAAATTGGCAGGCGCGGTAGGGAAGCTGCCATAATGGCAGTCAGTCCTCAAATCGATTGTCAAAAATTTGCCGATCTGCCTCGCTGCGATCACGCGTATCACAATACACACGATCACCCCGGCAGCGTCCACAGTTGCAACCCTTACGCCCATAGGTTTTCTTGGGTCGCTTACTCTTGAACTTCTTAGAGCGATCACCACGCCATGCGGCTTTTGAGTCTTCGTATTCCATGATGGTATTGTACCAGTTTGGTCGAGTTTGTCAAGCGAATCAGATATATTCCTCAATCGGTTCATCCGTTTCATATTGCGGATTCGTCAGAACCTCTGGGCGATACTTGGCGAGTTGCTTTTCGCGGCACTCAGGGCAAACGCGAGCAAGTGGAATCCCACGAGCATCCGTCTCCCACCAACTCATTTCGCCTGATCCGCATGGGCAAACTCTGGGCTTGTCGTAGTACATGATTGGTTCCTTTAGGTATAGGTGGATTGTACCATACGATTTTAGATTGTCAAGCCTAGTTATATATCGGAATCTTCTGCTGTTGTGGCGGATAATCCCTCCATGAACCATCGGCGTGTTGGTAGTAAACTTTCTCGACGTTGGGGTCGTAGCACATCAAACAATACTGATACATAAATCGGGGAGGTTGAGGAGTTTCGGCAGTTTGGGAAACTTGAGAAGTATAAGGAATCTTTATCGTTCCGTTCTGATAATCACGAATTCCACCATAAATAAAACCACATACAGCCAGAATCACACCAATCCATTGTACCATGATAATACTCCGTTTGTTGGTTACTAGCCGATCCTTCGGCCATACTTAGTATATCGACCAATTCCACCCGCCACAATAGCAAAAATTCGCCCAAAAACATTTTCTTTGGCACGATATTTGCTCTCCTACACAATCTGTCATTTTGGCAGAGCGGGTAGGGAGCCTGCCATAAAGGCAGGCTTGTTGTCAGGAGTCTTCGTTGTCTCCCCAATCTTCGTACTCGTCATCTTCCCAATCATCTTCGTCAAACTCGTCATCTTCTTCAAAATCGGAAAAGTCTGGCTCGTCCGAATAACCAGTACCAAAATCAAACTCGTCCTCAAGCATCTCATCTTCATCACGAATCATCTTAGTTTTCTCCTGTCTCAAACGGCGACGGCCTTGTGGCAGTCGTATAGGTGAAGTGTAACTGAAAAAACCGAATTGTCAAGTGGTTTATTTTGGTGGCGAAATGAAGTCCATAAAGGTATAAACCAAACAAAATACAACAGTAATGAAACCGGCAGTATTGAAAGGGTTGTGGAAAATCCATTCCATGATGATACACTCCGTTTTTGGTTTGTCAAGTAGGCTCGTACATATAAAGGAAATCTTCAAGGCTCTTTTGTTTGATATTACGTTCACCTTCGATCATATAATATATAGTTGTACCCTTATCTAGTCGATTATGGTAATTTACCCAATTTTCAACACGAAGGATAGTACAATAGGCTTCACTTGCCAGGAGTCGCCAGCGTTTGCCTGATTCGAGATCGCTCTTTTTTGTGATTTTCATAGTTTCATTCTACCAATAGATATCGGCTATGTCAAGACCCAAAATCTACAAAATCGCCCCAAGTTTCTCTCTGCTCAACTGCCATTTTGGCATAGCCGGTAGGGAGCCTGCCAAATTGGCAGGAATGTGCGGTCCCGCAAACTGGACGTTACCCAGGAACCGATCTAGCATGAGAGCCTAGGTCATCTAGTCGATGGCACGAATCGCCTTGCAGGAATAAGGTGGCAGAGTTTTCCAGGTCGCTCACTTTGTTGATCCTGCTCAGTTACAAGCGGCACGAAGCCTCACCTCGCTACCACAACGCTATGCCCTCGATGAAACCTAGCCGTGTTGTGCATGACGCAGGAGGGTCGCTACTCCACTCACAAACAAGCGTACCTTAGACTCCCATAGCCGGGGTGTCAACCGTCATCCTCTATAAGCGAGGCTTTTTCAGTATTCGATACGGGCTATCTTGTTTGGCTTGCGATAGATGGCTCTGCGTGTTTCGTGATTGTATCAGACTATGATTGATTGTCAAGTGTATTGGGCCGATAAGGTTTCCGCGAATTAACGCACCCAATATTTTTACGTCACTCGGCCTAGATGACAACCAACTTTTTGCTCAGATGGCAGGTTGCTTCTGCCGTGATGCTTGAATTTTCTGGAAGCTACTCGGTTGGATATAGCATCATTCTACACTCAGTATCGGTCATGTCAAGGGGTTGGCTTGAAAAAATTTTTTGTGTGCAAATCCTGTGCCAAACTAAATTTGTCTGCCGTTTTGGCAGTCGGGGTGGCGGCTCTGCCATTTTGGCAGATACCCTTTTTTTAGGCAGCGGTGCCTAGTTTCTGAACGGACTCACTTCGTGGCCGCTTGCTCCGATTGCGGCGTATTGCTCGCAAAGGGCGTCGATTCGCTCCTTGCTTCCGGGTTTGCCAACTACGACGATCATAAGGTCGTCACAAGCCGGGTTATACTTCTTGTCGTGTTTGAATCGACTCACCCGCTTCTTGCGGCGACGACCCGCAAACTTCAGGAGCTTTTCGCAGACGGCGTAACGCTGGCCCTTGATCGTGTCGAACAGTCCTGTGCCAAAAACGTACTGCTCATCTTCGATCATTTGCTCGTCGGCCACAGCAACGAGTGACGGGATGGCGATTCCCTCAAAAAAGGACTCGGCCATCTCTCGGAGTTCTCGCTTGATTCGCTTGGTGATTTCGCTGGACATGGTGGGGTTCCTGGGGGTTGTGAGATGAAGTGTACCAGACTTGTCCAGACTTGTCAACTACCGAATCCAGTCCGCATAGACGTGTTCGGCAGTATACCGATTGAACGGGCAGCCGCAATCGCAATCTTCCCATTCGTTTTCAATTCGCACGATGCCGCTGTTGTGACACTCGCCACAAATAGGCTCACAGTGTTCACCGCATCGTGAACAAATGTCCTCGTGAACGACCGGAGCATCACAGCAATCAGAGAGATTCGACATTGTTTGGGTTCCTTTGGGGTATGTTGTGATTCTATCATTAGGTATCGGCTTTGTCAAGCGGAAAAATTGAGTCTGTTTCGGAAAAGTTTTTGGGCGATTGGCACAGGTTTTGCTCTAGCGGCACCATCTGCCATTTTGGCAGTCGCCCTAGCCAAGCTGCCAATATGGCAGTCTTGCTGGCTATACCCATTTGGCCGAGCCGATTGGATCGGCTGAAACTGACAGTATGGCATGCTTTTTCAGAAGCGACGACTCGGATCGGTTACATTTTGTGTCACTTTCACTTGTTGAATGTCGATAACCTCGTGCTTTGTTTGCAGCAATCGCTTCAGAGCGTCAATATGAACGCCATTCAGAGATCGAACAGTTACAACAAAGGTTTGCGTCACATTGTCAAGCATCACACAAACGCAGTCGCCATCTCGTGCCATTGTTAGTTTCCTTTTCTTTTTGGGTATGCCTGAGTCTACCATTAGGTATCGGCTTTGTCAATACCAGAAATTGAGGAATTATTAGCTGTCAAATTGGCAGATCGCGTAGGGAAGCTGCCAAAATGGCGGATTTCTCCACCACTTGGCAACCCACCCTTCTTAGAGCGACATGAATTTTTCGTGAGAAATTGCCAAAACCTTATATTCCTCAAAGGAACGCGGGAAAAAGTCTCGCTCAAGACGCTTCTTGCTGACGATTTTCACATTGATACCATGAGGAGCGATCCCGACCAGCACAATCGTATCGAAACAGTCAAGGCCGACATGCTGAAACCTGTAGTAAAGTTTATTTCCAGCAAATGTGGCGAGAGCCGATTTGATTTCGACCCGCTTGCCGTTCACCAAAAGGTCAAACGTGAAATTCTTACCGAACACCTGTACTGCACGACCCTTTTGCTCGAAGTAATGACGAATCATACGCTCCACAGCATTGCCGCGTGGATTGCCCTTCATCCTCGAAAGACGCCACGCAAGATAGTGCTTTTTGGGCGAAAACTTTGGCTTCGCCTTTTTCACACTATTCATTTCCAAAACTGCCAGATCAAACGAACTCTGATTGATAGTAGCCATCAAAAAATTCCTCAGAAGGGTAAGGGTTCCAAATCACATGAATGAATTATACGACAAAATTTCCTCGTGTCAATAGGCTCATATTGAAAATCGCCCAAATTCCTTCTCTGCATAATCTGTCATTTTGGCAGAAAGGGTACTTGGCCTGCCAGAATGGCAGGGAGAGCAGAGCGAAAACCAACCCCTTAGCCTCGCCCTGCTCTCGACCCGCAACCCTCACCACACCAACAACATCCCGTTTTGGAATTCGACATCACGACCGTTTTCACGGGTGAACCATGTGAAGTTACGTTGCCAGACGGAAAATGGCGTAAACTGATTGAGTCGCCGCTTTGTGGTCACGGTCTGGTATCCACCATTATTCAAAACGAAAGAACCAGACGGGAAAGCCCGAATGATATGGGTCTTGTGAAAAGTGACGGTTATCATACCTGTCACTGGGTCGATTTCACCCCACGTATTACCAGCAATCTTGCGACGGCTCTTGTTGTTCTTGCCACGAATCAGAGAGTGAAGTTCAGCGTATGTCATTTTCGGGTTTCCTTTTGGGTTATGTTTCGATTATATCATGGGCAGATTTTTTGTCAAGCCCTAAGTGGTGCCAGATTTTTGATTTTTTCCAGAACCTCGGCAACTCCCGCGAAGTCCAGCCAGCCGATTACGTCATTGGTGACCGGCGTAGTGTAGCAGAGTTCGCCATTACTATCCAAGACAGCAACTTCAAACAGTCCTTTTTCTCCACCATACGAATTCGGCCCACTAACAATACTAGCACCATAGCCGTTATCAAACTCTACAACTTTCCGATATTTACCAGACATGATTGATTCCTTTGAGTTATGCACTGATGATACCATATATAATCGACCTGTCAATGGGTCAAAATCCACAAAATAATTTTTCGCCCAATTACAATCTCTGGTATGATATTTGCTCTCCTGCAAAACTGCCAAATTGACAGAAACCGTACCCCGCCTGCCAAAATGGCAGTCGGCTTCCAGCCAGGGCGGACGCACCCATTACGCCCGCCCCGGCTTTCCGTCACTCGAACCAAGCTGGTTCCGGGTAGATTTCGTCGATGATTTCGTCGAGAATTCCCGCGATTTCCGCGAATTCCATCGGGTGAAGGTCTGAATCGGCTGGGGATTCGCACTCGCAGCAGGCGAGTTCAGCGTTCACGGCGTCAAGATCAATAACAGCGTTCATCGTATAATTCCTGGGGTGGTGATGATGCGTCAGTTGTACCATTAGGTATCGGTCCTGTCAATGGAAGGAATTGAGAAAATCTATCTCAAACGGCGATGGCCTTTGGCATAGCATTTGCGATACTTTCCCAAAGTATCTGTCAAAATGGCAGCCCCGGTGGCGAGCCTGCCAAAATGGCAGGCAGCTCATCTTGTGAGCAGTTGCTGCCTCATTGGCGGGCAGAGCTTACCAACCGTTTCGGCGGCACTCTTCGTCCCATGCACGATCCTCTTCCCGTTGCCAATCGGTGACGGCGGGGCCACCGTTCCACCAAGCATCTTTCGCTCGATCATAACCATCATCGGTGTTGTCGCAGTCGAAGTCGTCGTCGTAATCGCGGGTAGGGTCAGGATGGCTCATGGTTGGGTTTCCTTTGGGTTGATGGATGAAGTGTAACAGATTGGAGGCAGATTGTCAAGCGAACGATCCGGTTTTTTGTCGCAGGGCGATGAGCATATCGCTCGCCGCCATCGAGGCCATGTGAGCTTTGTTCCACGCGGTAAAAGCCTTTTTGAATTCGCGGCTTTCCTTCTGGCCGATTTTCGCACGAAGACTTTCCATCTTGCGATACAATTCGCTTGAGTGGTTGTGAAGGGCAGAGCAGAGTTCGTTTGCACTAATCATGGTTGAGTTTCCTTTGGGGTTATGTCATCATTCTACTGTATGGTATCGGCATTGTCAAGCGGAAAAATCAAGACAAAATTCTTGGGCGAACGGCATACCGTTTGCTATATAGCAATTGCTGTGCCAAAAGCCTGTTGGCGTTTGAAACTGCCAAATTGGCAGTCGCGCTAGGGTTCCTGCCAAAATGGCAGGCTGGCTGGCTATAGCGATTTTGGCGAGCCGACAGGATCGGCTAGAACAAGACAAACGAGCCTATCAGCCCATACCCATCCAAGCTGCCTTTTCGGTACAATAATCACAAAACATATCATTCAAAACCTGAACATAATTGTCAGAATTCAAAGCTCGACGAGAAAGGATTTCGTCGCATTCGGCATAAAATTTGCCAGATGAAACATCCTGAACAATCGTACAATGTTGTGATTCATAGCCCCAGATTTGAGCCTTAGCACCCATAAACACATCAAACATTCTCATTTTTCTCTCCTTTTCTCTTTCATATGATTCTATCATGAATATCGTCCGTGTCAAGACCCAAAATCCACAAAATTATTTTTCGCCCAAATACAACTCTTTGGCACACTATTTGCTCTCCTGCAAAACTGCCAAATTGACAGAAACCGTACCCCGCCTGCCAAATTGGCAGTCTGCCCAGGTTATGAGCAGAACTGCCTTTTTAGCAAGCATAGAAGCTAGTATCATGCTTCATCCGTTGCATGATAGTAATAACCTCTGGATTGGTCATGATGCAATGCCACATGTACCAGTTACAGAAGTTGAGCCATCCAGCCTCAGTTATTTGTCCGGTCTGGTAGAGGGTCCACATAGTTGTTCGCATAGGTTCCTCCTAACAGCTATAAGCTGCAAGGTTTGCGTTTGGTCGATCATACAAAAAGGTTGCTACATTATCCTTGACCACATAAACACGATGACTTAGAGCATACAGAAAAATATAAAGGTTGCCATGAGGAGTTGACCTAACTACTGGCTTGACTTTTTCCGAATTAAGAATAGCTTGGATGGACATTGCTAGGTTCCTTAGGGTTATTTGTGAAACATACCAGACTAGACGCGATTTGTCAATCGTATGTCTCCAATCGGAATTCATCGATATAGATATCGAAATATCCAGGTTCTTGACTCATGCGAGACATCATTCGTTCGGCAATCGTTCGTGTCTTACACACAAAAAGAGTGCGAGGATAGTTTTCGTTCACAAACTTCATTTGAATTAGGAAAACGGTCTGCATTGCTTGGGTTCCTTTGGGGTGTGCTCTAGTTGTACCATTAGGTATCGGCTTTGTCAAGCTGAGAAATTGAGAAGAAATTGTGAAATCTTTGGCATGAGATTTGCTGTGGTGTGTATGCTGCCAAAATGGCAGGGAGGGTGCCGCGCCTGCCAAATTGGCAGTCGCTTTTGGTTTGGCACAGTAATTGCTGGTTAATCCCAGCCCCAGCCATTATCCTTGAAGTCGTTGGGGGTGTGTGGCAGCTCTCGCTTACGAGCCTGGAAGGCGTCATATATCGACCAAGCGACATCTCGGTGAGCAAGGTAAGTTTTCGTCCAGAGGGCGTTAACTTCAAGGTCGGTTGCGCAAGCGGCGATGGCGGCGAGGATAGCTTCGGTGTTCATTTTTAGGTTCCTTTGGGGTTGTGTTCTAAGTCTACAAGATGTTTTGGTAATGTCAAGCGGAATGTTCTAGCATCAACCTGTCGATTTCATCCGACAACAACCTGTCGATTTCGGCATACAGTTGCTTGGCCGTCCCTAGAGCGACCAAGTCGTCGTTCATAGGAACATTAAGTTTCTGGCAGGTCGCCCAGTAATCGTAGCAGGCAACTTCGAGGTATGTTTCGCACGCGTGACGCATCGTTCGGTTTCCGGGAGGGTTGTTGTATGCTATCAGTCTACATTTTGGTATCGGCAATTGCAAGTAAAAAAATTAGGGCGAAAAAATTTTCTTTGGCATAGAAATTGCTGGGTGCAAACGCTGTGCCAAACCTCGGTGTCTGCCAAAATGGCAGGCGCGGGAGCGGGTCTGCCAAAATGGCAGTCTCGTTTTGTTGTTAGATATGTTATTTGGTACGCGGATTGCTAGCTCAATTGTCTCGCCATGAGTAATCGACCAAGACGCCAGTAGAATCTACGCGAACCCAGCCTAGATCGGAGCGAAGCCTATCTGGATAAACAAAAATGATACCGTTATTGGTATTGGCGACTCGCAGCAGTATACCGCGAACGGCGAGCGTACCAGTCGCATCGTCTACGCGGTCGTGGGCAAGGTGGACAGAATCCACGAGATCGGCAAAAGTGGAAACAGTGTGAAGTTCGCGCGACATGGTATCGGCTCCGCGTGTGATGAGGGGGTTGATGGTCATGCGTATGTTGTACCAATAGGTATCGGCTATGTCAAACAAAAAAATTGAGCCTGTCTCGAAAAAATTTTTGAGCGAATTGGTATGAGAGTTGCACTATGCAAATACCGTGCCAAATGGAGGCGTCTGCCAAAATGGCAGGCCGGGGAGGGTGGCTGCCATAATGGCAGTTAACTTACAATTCCGATAAGAGTCCTCAACTCGCTGGCTATAGCCCACCTTGCCTAGCCGATAGGATCGGCTGATACAATAGGACAGGAGCAGGGCAACCCCTTGTACGGCAACCCCTTACAACACAAAGGATCGCCCCGCTCAACTGTCAACCCCGATCACGCAAGACGAACAACATCGGAGGTGGTGGTCTTGACGTATACACGCAAGCCAGTGGAGAGTGTCACGATCCAATTGTTTCCGCTTCCATCTTCGATCTGGATGCCATTGATCATTCCTTGGAATTGATGGCCGCTACGATCAACAAGGTTCACATGCTTACGCTGTTGCATGCACAAGCAAAGGTCTTTGTAGACATAGAGTGGAGGAGAGATCAGGGGCTTGGCAGGAGTGTTGGGCTTGCGGAGTGAATCGGTGTTCATGATCATGGTTCCTTTGGGGTATCGTTCCTTTGATGCTTCAATGATACTGTATGGTATCGGCAATGTCAAGGGGAGAAATTGAATCCTTCTCAAAAATCTTTCGTGTGCAAATACTGTGCCATTCGAGAAGAATTGTTCAACGAAGTGTATGCTGCCTTTTTGGCAGACAGGGTAGCGGGCCTGCCATAATGGCAGGTTGTTACTATTGTGTTACTATTGTGTTACAAAAACACTGTGAACGGAATAGCAAATAGTAATACTACGATGAACAGCATAGTATACCCGGCGATACTCTCTTGTCGCTCGAATATCTCGCGTTCGGTGGGTTGCTTTTTCATGTTACTATCCTTTGTTGGGATGTTACTATTTGTTGACTATTGTATGGTGCCACTAGCCCAACACTAAACGCTCGGGGTGCGGTTGTCCCGAATTATAGGGCTGCGATTTTGTAAGATACCATTCGAGGCTTATGGTCATCTGTTTGTTTGACTATCACTCGTCCCTGAACGGTGACACGTCGTGCTTTCCTGCTTCGATTGCGGCGTACTGGTCGCGGAGAGCATCGAGACGCTCCCGACTACCGGGGGTTCCGACCTTGACAATCATGTTATCATGGGCGGCTGGATTGTAGTTGCGATGGTGCTTGTACTTGCTCTTGCTTCCGCGTGACTTGGGGAACTTCGTGACCTTCTCGACCCACAGGCAAGGCACACCGTCCTCACCCGTGAAGTATTCGACACCCTCGACGGGATCGGTGACTTCGACCAGTTCGGCACCGCTCGCAATGCCGTAGAACATGGCTCGTGCGGCTCGCTTGACTCCGCGAACGGCTTGACGGGCGTTGGCAATGAGGGCTTCGTCGCTCACGGCGAGAATCTCACGGTCACACATGTCGGGGGTGATGAGGGTACGCATGGTTCGGGTTCCTTCTGGGGTTGTCGTTCTTGTATGCTCTGATTGTACACTTTGGTATCGGCCATGTCAAGCGGAAAAATTGAGTGCGAAAAAAAATTTCTTTGGCACGAGAATTGCTGTATGCAAACGCTGTGCCAAACGAGTGAGCCTGCCAAAATGGCAGCGCGGGGGCGCGGCCTGCCATAATGGCAGTTAGCTTTTCAGCGACCACCAGCAACATAGCAGAAGTCCCATGCGGGGTGTGCGCTAGCTTCGTCCCACATCACATCGACCATGCGGCCGATCTCGGCCAACAGCTCGTCGGCGGTGCCTACCGTCATGAGTCGGTCATCCGGCAAGCAGCCGTGCATCTCTTCGAACAGAGCGGAGTACTCTTGGCGAAGGCAATCAACTTCCGTCATGCGGGCGAAGGTGTTGGACATAATCAAGGTTCCTCGGGGTTGGGTGTTTGGGACGAGTATAATGTATGGCATCGGCAATGTCAAGGGGAAAAATTGAGTGCGAAAAAAAATTTCTTTGGCACGAGAATTGCTGTATGCAAACGCTGTGCCAAACGGGCGGGCATGCCATTTTGGCAGGCCGGGGGGCGCGCCTGCCAAAATGGCAGTCTGCCTTGTTTGTTGGCGGTGCTGCACGGTTTTAGGTCAGGACCATATCACGCCTACGTTTTCGCCATACTTGGCTCGGGCATCTGCGAGTGCATCCCGAACACAGTAGGCTTGAATGTAGCCCAGGCTCTCATTCTTGCCGTTCCATCTGTCGCCAACGAAAACCAAGTAGGTTTCCAGACGACCAACGTATACGTCATCGTGTTCACAACCGCGAGGGGCATAGGTGCGATACTTGCTCATGATTAGGTTTCCTTGGGGCTATCGTTCTGGTGTGAATATATCGTATAGTATGGTATCGGCCATGTCAATCATAGAAATTGAGAAAATCTCGCGTGAGCAAATCCTGTGCCAAACCGAAGTGTATGCCAAAATGGCAGGCCGGGGGGCGAGCCTGCCAAAATGGCAGTGAGCCTAATTGGCGGGCATCGCTGCCTGCCTTTTAGGCGTTCGCTGCTCGTCGTGCGATCATGTGGAGATTGTCGCAGATCGTCTGTACGGCACGTGCCACAGTACCACGAAACACGTAGTATTTCATGTGGATGTCGAACAAAGCAACCGTACCATCCGTCTGCGGGTGATACGTGAAGCCTGCCTTGTAGGCATACTTGTAGATGTGCTTGCGGATCGTCGATTCTTTCGGTACTCGTTTCATCGTCATGGTTCCTTTGGGGTATGTGTGAAGTCTACACTTTGGTATCGGACATGTCAAGCAGAGAAATTGAGAGAATCACTCTCCAAAACTTCCGCAGGCATAATACTCGTAGTTTACGATTCCGTTACAATCGATTCCGATTGCCTCGCCCTCCATACCGTAAAAATCGCCAAGGTATCCATCGCGGCTCGCCTCGCAGAGCAACTCGCCCACCAACCGGCAACCGATCAGCGTAAATCCCTCGATTCCATCGCGGGTGGCAAGATCGATATGGGCGGTGAGTTCAGCGTGAGTCGAAAAAGTGGGCATTTTCAGGTTTCCTTGGGGTTATGCCTCGATTCTATACTTTGGTATCGGCTTTGTCAACCGGAAAAATTGAGTCCATCCAGAAAAAAATTTTTTGGGGCATTCGGCACAGGAATTGCTAGAAGGATCGAGGGGGTTTTTCTGTTTTTTTTGTAAGGCATGGCTGAACTGCCCGTCGCCGGGGGTGGTCTAGACATAGTAAACCCCCAAAAATCAAAATGTACTACCTAATCTATCCCTCTAAGCCCTTTGATACTTTTGTTTCCCAAAACAAAAGACTCGCCGATTCTAAAAAACCGGCGAGTCCTCACCTTAATGTATCAGCTAAACTATTAGATTAGGCCCCTATAATTGATTCCTGTCGCCTTTGATCCCAGTTTCAACTATATCAATAGCATTTCTGACCTTATCACTGCGCTTTGGTCGTCCGCGACCGCGCTTAATATTCATTTTTCTGCGCTGGTTATTAATCATACGTGGCGTAATAATTTCGCCCGTCATATTACTCAATTTGATAGCAATAACATTATCAGTCATGGTATCACTATTTTCCTTAATAAATTCTAATTCACTAGGACTCCATCTTTTATACATTCTGCTCATAAGATACCTTCCTTTATTTACTTGGTGTGAAACACTTGCACAATTTTCCTGTCTTGTTATTATAAAGGGTGTGGAAAATGACGCAATAATATTTTTTATCAACGCATTAACGACACATTAACAACACAATATTGACACATTTTAGGAATTATCGCTTAAAAATAACAGATAAACGACACATTTCAAAAATTTGGTGTAATTAAATCAGCACTTATAATGGAGGTATATTATGGCTCGCCCAGAAACAATTTTTAATCCCCTTGCCGTTAAAAATCGCCAAATTGAAGAAGTTCAAAAAGTTCAGCAAGTTTTAGCGTCAGAAAAACCTAGCGAACCCGCCCAATCAACATATTTCTCTTCAGATTTAGCTTCTTCCCTTCTTTCTGTCCATTCTGACGTAGATATAAGTGAAGATCTTAAAGCAGAACCCACAAAAACAATTGCCGAACTCCTATCTCCTAATACCGATACGCCAACTTCAGAAGCTGAAGAATCGCCCAAACCTAAAAAGAAAACAAAAAATAAATCAAAAAATCCACAAGAGGTGACTGATGAAGAAAAAGCCGAGAGCGAACAAGAAGATCAAGAAACTGAAAAAGATTCGACCAATTAAAATCAAACAACCAACACCCTCCTCTGCTAAACCCAAAAAACTAACTTCCAATAAGAAGGTAAATGAAGAGGACTTCTTAATCGCCCTAGATAATGTAACCAAAAAACTCGTATATAAATTTCGTTTTGGTTATCACGATATAGAAGATATGAAGCAGCAAGCTACTATCTTTGCTTTAGAAGGAATAGAGTTATATGACCATAAAAGGCCCCTCGAAAATTTTCTATGGACCCATATTCATAATAGACTCTTTAATTTCAAGAGGAACAACTACAAACGCCCAGATTCTCCCTGCACAACATGTCCTTTTAATGACCCCAAATTATTAAAGTCTAAAAGCGGATGTCTTCAATTCACCGATAAAGAATCTTGTGAACTATATCGTCCTTGGCTCGATAGAAACAAAAATAAACAAAATATAATGTCGCCCGCTTTATTAGATCATGAATTATATACCGCAAAAGATCTTTCCGATAATGTTGCAGACTTAGAGATGCTCAAAGAGATCGAAATGAATCTCACGGGCGAGTACCGCGAATATTATTTGCGGCTTAAAAACGGCGAAAAACTTTCTAAACAAAAACTTGAAAAATTAAAAGCGCACATAAAATCAATTATCAATTACGAGGAAGATTCCAATGACGACGAATGAACGCTTTAATGATGACGGTACTCCTATCGATAATGATATGGGGCATGGCAATCGTAAAAGAGGTAAACTATCTCTTGATGAGGGAAAATTTATCAGAGAAAGTTATGGTAAATTAACTATTCAACAAATCGCCCATGCTCTTAATCGTACCGAAGAACCTATTCAGAAATATGTTAAAGAGAATAATTTATCGATCATTGATATGAGCGAGGTTCAACGAGACAATGAAATACTGCGCCAAAAACTATACGCTAAAACTTTTTATCCAGAAATTAAAAGACAGTTTGATGAAGGCTCAGGGGAACTGAGATATTTTGAGGATACCTGGATAAATCTTATTAAACAGTTTCGTGAGGACGTTCTTCCTACCGAAGAATCTCAGATCAAAGAATTTATTACTATTGAAATCCTTATTAATAGAAGTATGCAAGATCGTAAGGCCCATATTGCCGAAATGGACAAACTTCAAAAACAAATTGATGCAGAATACGATAAAGATGAGGGCGACAGAGATCTCGCTAAATTAACTGCCCTAGAAACTAATCTTACATTTACTCGTAATGCCCTATCTAATTACACAAATGAGTTTACTAAACTTCTTAACGAAAAACAAAAAATCAGCAAAGATCTAAAAGCCACAAGAGAACAAAGAATTAAACGTATCGAAGAAGGCAAAAGTTCATGGGCTGGACTTATTCGTATGTTAGAGGACGAACTAGTGCGCGAAAAAGAAGGGCGTGAAATGGAAATCCTTGCAATGGCAGCAGATCGCTATAGAGAAAAACTATCTGATTATCACACTTATTTAGATAATACAGTTGATCAACCTTTATTAACACCTGATACCGTAAAGTAGTTTATGAAACGCAACTTTGATGACCCCCAATATAAACAATGGAGAGCAGATGTGCGAAAAAGAGATGGTGCTACTTGTGTGTGGCCCAACTGTAATTCCCGCAAAAGAATTCATGCCCACCATATATATCCGTGGACTCAATTCCCTCACCTAAGATATTTAGTAGATAATGGATGTTGTTTATGTTACACTCACCATAAATTAGTAAATACTAATGAATTAATATATGCGCCCTTATTTCTATCAATTATCAAACAATCTAAAATCGCCCAAAAACCTCAAAAAACACGTAAGCCCCCTCGAAAAACGCGTCCTTCTAATAAAAGGAAAAAGCTATGAATGAACAAGAATTTACAGTAATTGTAGACACAAGAGAACAAACACCCTGGGAATTACCTCATTTTACAATAGCTAATCATAAACTTGATGTAGGAGATTATAGTATTCAAGGTTTAGAAACAATATTCTGCCTTGAAAGAAAACGCACAGTAAATGAATTTGCTAATAATATTACTGAATCTCGTTATGAAGACTTTATTGGGCGCCTCAAAAATATCACCCATCCATTCGTCCTATTTGAATTCTCTATGGACGATGTTCTAAGATATCCCGTTGGAAGTACTGTTCCTAAAAAATTATGGCACAAAATCAAAATATCGCCCAAGTTTATTATGCGGCACATTATAGAACTACAACTCCTGCATAAAATCCCCGTGTATTTCTGTGGCGACACCTCTAATGCTGAAGCTCTAGCTGCCCAAATCATTGAAAAAGTCCACAAAATGTATCCTAACCCACCACAAAATACCCCAGAGGTGAATCGTGAAACTTAAAGGTCACACAGAATTTGATGATGCCTGGTTAGGTTTAGGTGATTTATCTAAAATTAAAATCGCCCAAAACCCTCTTACACACCGCTCTGAACGAGACATAGAATATCCTGATTTGCATATGCTTAAGAAGCTCCGCGATCCCCGATATTTAGGATCTACTGCTAAAATTTTGCTCAATATCGAATTACATCCAATACAGATTTGTGTTTTGCAGGAAATTTGGTCTCGTGCTTTTCCCATGTTAATTGGTTCCCGTGGTTTTTCAAAAAGTTTTTCATTAGCTTTGTACGCTATTTTACGTTGCGCTCTATACCCAGGAACCAAAGTAGTTATTGTTGGTGCTGCTTTTCGTCAATCCAAAATTATTTTTGAATATATGGAAAATATGTGGAAGAACGCACCAGTTCTACGTTCTATTTTTGGTCATGCTGATGATGGCCCTCGTAAAGATGTGGATAGATGTACGATGCGTTTGGGTGAAAGTTGGGCTATTGCTATTCCTCTAGGAACTGGAGATAAGATTAGAGGTCTACGCGCCCACATTATTCTTGCAGACGAATTTTCGTCTATTTCGCCCGATATTTATGAAACAGTTGTTGCGGGCTTCGGTGTTGTTTCATCTGATCCTATTCAAAACATTAAGAATGAAGCTAAAAAACAAGCGATGATCGAGGCTGGCGTATGGAATGATGACTTAGAAACATTAAATGTGGCTCGTAGTAATCAGGCTGTATTGTCTGGAACCGCTGATTATGATTTCAAACATTTTGCAGCTTACTGGAGAAGATATAAGGGCATTATTGAAAGTAAGGGCGATGAAAGAAAATTGGGCGAAGTATTAGGCAATGATATTCCGGATAGTTTTAATTGGAAAGATTATTCTATTATTAGAATTCCATATGAATTAATTCCTAAAGGATTCATGGATGATAAACAGGTGGCTCGTGCTAGAGCTACAATTCATAGTGGTACATATAATATGGAATATGGGGCCATCTTTGTTAAAGATAGTGATGGATTCTTTAAGCGTACTTTAATAGAAGGGTGCGTAGTATCTAATCAAATAATAAAGATTAATGATGAGCAAATTCTATTCGATGCTATGATTAAGGGCCATTCAGATAGAGAATATATATACGGAATTGACCCTGCTTCTGAACAAGATAATTTTTCAATAGTAATACTAGAAGCCCACCCAGAACATAGTCGTGTGGTTTATTGTTGGACAACTAATCGTAGTAATTTTAAAGAAAGACAAAAGACCGGCCTTATTAAAGAACAAGATTTTTATGGGTTCTGTGCGAGAAAAATACGAAATCTAATGAAGGTGTTTCCACCCGCGAGG